AGCTACATCTACATAGAATGTTTGATTACCACTTGTCTTATCTGCTATGTAGAATTGACCAAGAGAGATTGTCCTTAGTGTTATATTGCCACTGATTTTATCTGCTATATAAAAGTCACCATCACCACCTGTGTATAATGTAGTGTTATCGTTTGATTTATCTTGCATAGATAAGTCACCAAATCCACTTGTAGCAAAAGTAGGAACTCCAGTTGATGGGTCATAACCAAACACACTCCCATCACTAAATATCCCCGCATTACCACTCATAAGGGATAAGTAACCATTAGTATATATGTTTCCAATTGCGTCCCAACCAAAATTACCATCAGAAGTAAATCCGCTACCATCAGTTAAAAATTGGTGTCTATCATTACTAAATGTAGCAGCACCTAATGTGTTTAAATCACCATCACTACTTATAGTTGAACCTCCTGTGAATTGAAAGCCGTTGGCTGCGTTGAAGGCTTGGGTTTGCAAATTGTCGTCCAGATAATATAATGTTCCGTTACCTGACCCTCCACCTATATCGCCAAACCATAAATACCCATTAGTCCTTGCAGCAAACATGCCATTAGGATATGTTGAATTTCGGGCTAATCTTGTTTCTCCGTTCTTACTAATAACCCATGTATTATCTGTAAAGTCACCTATTGTAGTATTTACATTTATACCACCACCACTAAACGTAAACCCATTGTTAGCATTGAAGGTTTGGGTTTGATTAATTAAATCGTAAGTTGTAATGGTTTGTGCAGATTCTAAATCTCCTATATATACATATTGATTTAAACTTCCAAAACCAGCACCATTAGATAAATTTATTGCAGAAAAATCTCCATTGGTATTCCAATTTATATTAGTCCAAGATAATTCACCACTCCCATCATTATTAATCTGCCATGCCCCATTCAAATTACCTATTGCCCCCGAATTATCCCACTGTAGGTTATTATTAGCTAAAAACCCACTCCCATCATTATTAATCTGCCATATACCGTCTGTAAGGTTACCAAATGTGCCGTCATTGTACCATTGAATATTGTTATTAGCCAAAAACCCCGAACCGTTACCATTGAATTGCGCTATTGGTTGTGAGTTGTAATCGTAGCATATAAGCTCTATATCTTCTGCATTATCATTAACGTGTACCTGTGTCCCATTGCCAATTTCAGCCCATGCCCCAACCCATGTATCTGAGCCATAGTTGTGTAAACCACTTGGAACAGTATATCCGAAATAGTTATCAGCATCACTCGCTATCTGACCTACTACGTTTAAATTACCGTTACTTGCATCCCATGAACCATTGGAAGGGTCGCCATTAATAGCTATGCCAAATGTGCCCGCACCTAACGCCCCTCTACCTATTGAAGTATAAGCAAATGTTACAACTGAATCAAAATAGTTATATCGTGAAAAGCCGTTGGATGAGTCGGTGTAAACTATATCTGTAGGTAAAGAACCGCCGCCTATTTTAGCCCAATAACCACCATTACCTTTAGAAAAATACAATGATGTGTCTATTCCGTGTATGCTGCATATAATTGTCGGGTATTTAGCTTTAAAGTTTGTATCTCTTATAGCAGGGATCAGCCCACTATCATTTTTCAAATAACCACCTTCAGCGAATTTAGGTAAAGCAGTTGGTAGCCAAGACGGTTGCTGTGTCTGCCCGTATGTAATTGATGATAATAAAGCAAATAATATTACTAAGATTTTTCGCAATGCTAATATTTTTAGCAAATTTATGTTTTTTCTATACTTCATAAAAATAATTTAGATTAATGCACAATATGTTACTATTACCAATTCGCCATTTCCTAGCGTTTGAGGTATTGTTATTGATGTTGAACCAGTGCCATAACTAACAGTATAATTCATTGTAATACATCCTGAATAATACTCTGGTAATGCGACGCCCTGATAAAAGACCATAACAGATTCATTGATTATATTAGGAACATTATTACCTGAATCGTCTTTTATTACCCATGTAGTAGTAGTATTGCCTATGTCTCCTGATCCTACTATATATTGCTTCTTTTTGGTAAGAGAATATGTCCCACCAGCTAAAGAGATAAGATTACTATCAGCTGTTCCTGCTATCCATCCCCATTTAGTACCATCTGTTAAATATATCTCCAGCCCGACAAACCTTTCTGCAACTATTATGGAGCTTTTAGCTGTTGCAATATCTGCCCATGGCCCTATTCTCCAATCTAATGGTGAGGGTTTTTTGCTTCTTATATTATCATTTAATTGTATCATAACAAAGTCATTAAATCGTTAATAGATATGGTGGCCCAATTTGAGAAATACATTTTATAATTATTTGCAACTGTTCCTCCTGGTACCGTTACCGATTGCACAACTGCATCTCCAAATAAATTAGTGACACCTCCAATTTGTCCTTGATTAAATTGATTAACCGACCATGCAACTTTGGCAGGATTAGCATCCGGGAAAGCAAACATTAAATAGGATGGAGCTGCAGCATCCCAAACTATATTTATCGGCTTTATTGAGCTTTTAGAAACCTCTATAGCTACCCCGCTATTAATATCACTTGCGAAGTCTGCAGCAGTTTTAGGAGTAGAGGATATTTGCCAAAAATAAGAAAGGTCTGATCCTCTATTTTCAATACTTATAACGCCTGTAACTGTCATGCTTACATCATAGGTAGAAAGTTCTCCTACTGTTCTTTTAATAGGTAATGACGTGATTATTGCGTTACCTGAGAATACAATATGAAAGAACCCATCATCTAAAATAAACTGCCATGCTACAAGGTTTTGGGAGTTGTAAAAGTTATATAAGTCAAATGTATTTAGCTTATCGGAGTTAATAACTGTTAATGCATTGATATTTAATGTTGCTCCTCTTTTTCCTGGTATATATTCCTTCCAGTACCCGCTTGTTTTGGATGTTGTGTCTAATAAGTCCTTATCCAGTTGTAGGGTTGCATCTCTACCAGCTGCCAATGCGACTACAACATTACTAGCATTAGTAAATTGGAGTAAAACATCTTCGCCTTTTATTACGTTACTCATTATTTAGAATATAAATAGTTGAAAGTTAATGTTTGATTCATGTCAGATAAATCCTGATCACTATCGGTAATCTCTTCAAACGTTCCTTCAATTTGAGCGTTTGCGTAATCTATTGTAATAGCTCCAGCAATAAATTTCTTAGTAGAAAAGTCATCAAATAGCATATAAGATAAAATGCTATAAAAAGAAGGTGTTGAATTGCTTAAACCGAATAATGTACACTCTATTTTCGCTCTGGTTATTGCTGTACTTTTTTGTTTATCAATAACATTGTATGCAGTAAATGAGCGTTTAAATTTGGCTGCATTAGCATTATACAAAGCTCCTCCAAAAACTAATAATACATTGTCTGATGATTCATTTACTAATGTTCCTGTTACAACAATATCTATTTGATTGTATCCCGACAAATTAGCAGCAGGAATAGGGAATGTAGTATTATTCGATGCTGATCCGGTAACCGTAACAGTTCCGCCAACTAATCCGGTTGGGTCGAATAGTCCAATATTAGGATTGTCTACAAAGAATCTGATTATTTGGGTTCCACTAATAAATTGAACAGATGTTTTAATCCATAAGCCATTATTACGAACCCATTGTGCAGTTCTTTTGGTTAGTTCTGTTTTGCTCCAGGTCATTGCTCCTAAAATTACATTACTTAAACTGTCATCGAAATAAATAGTGTTTTGTAGAAACTTGGATATATTTAAGTTGTTTTCTGTGGATTGGTTGTATTGTGATGTAACAGGTATTGTTCCGCCATTAGAATAATTATAATAATCTATTTTAAAACCCTTATAATGATATTCAATATCAGCATATGGCATTTGAGCTCCCATTTTAATAGATAAATTCATTTTCCCGTCAATAGGCAATGGCTGTGTTCTGTCTACAGTATCAGTTAAATTAATTGTTTGCCATGTCAAATCTGCTACGTAAACCTCTAATGAGTGCGTTAAATAATAAGTACTCCATACACCATCTTCCTTAGCATAATATATAGTTGTTCCATCAGTTAAAGGAGTGTTTATTAAATTAGACCCGTATAATGAAGGGTTAAAGGGTATAGTATATCTTACATTATATGACATCTGTATTTTATCCTTCAAATTCACATAAAATTGTTCAGAAAATAACTCATAAAGAAAATCGCTGGCGCTTGACCCTGTTTGAGACACTCCTTTTACAACTAGATATCTATCTGTTTGTACCCCAGATGAATCAAATTCTAATCTGATAAATAATTCATAAGATGTGCCATGTATTAAATTAACTGCCCAATGTGGTGCGTTATACTCTCTTATTGTAGTTGTCGTAGTTACCCCTGCAACTGTAGTGGTAGTAGTATATTGTCTCAGAAAACTTCCTAATATACTTAAATCGTCATTATGTATTAAATGAGGTATTGTATTGTAATCAAACTGGCTTTTTACATATTGATTAGGCCTTACCAAATACCTCATCTGACTTTGATTGAGATATTTTAATGTTCCGCTATTTCCTACAATAAAGTATTTAGTAATAGAATCAGCTGTAGATGAAGATGTGAAATTGTAATTATATTTTATACCAGTAATATCAAATGGGTAATTTGCTTCTACCCATCTAACAATATTCCATTCACCATTAGCTTGAAATATTGTACACTGCCATGCCTCCATAAGATTTTGCAAAACAGAATAACAATCCATAACTAGTTCACTAGCTAATAATGGAGAATCCGCACTAGCTATATCTACATTGTTTACATTAGTATTATTGTTTAGTAAAAATGTTTTAGCATTTATATATGTCTGGCTGAATGGTTCACTGTCTGAACTAAAGTCTTTATCAGCTTGGTTTACTTCAAATAGATTGACATATATATTTACATTTAATTGTAAACTTGTTTGCGCTAATACATATTTCAATACATCAGTTAAACTAATTACATCATAAATTACCGCTCCATCCTCATCTACAAAATACTTTTGTTTCAATAATCCGAGTTGATCGGTTGCATTTAAAATAACCTCATAAGGATTATATTTAATTTCTTCGCTACAATCATCCTGATTAATATATCCAGTCCAATGAAGTATATTGTTGATATAGAAATCTACTCTCCAGGCTGTATCGTCATTTGATATAAATGTATCTAAAGGAATACTGCCATCTTCATTTATAATGCTTATAACTGCCTCGCTGGCTCTTATAGGGTCGGTTGCGTAGTAATCCCCTGACTGATACTTCAACGTAAACGGTGTAGATGTTCCATTAATAGCAATACTTGAACCTGTGCCATCCTTTTGCAACAATTCCACCCTACAAGATACATCCTGAAGGTTTTTAAAATCAATAGTATATTGTTTGTTGTAAGCCATTAATATTTTCTTTGATTAGCCCTTGCTGCCCTTCCTTGAATAATTTGTAAATCCTGACCACGGATAACAGTCGTTAAACTCTGTGCTCCTCCTGACATGTTAAGGGATTGGATGTGGTTTGTTTGTGCTGGACTTCGTAAGAACGCAGCACCAATAACTGTTGATAATATACCACCCAACGAACTTCCTCCTGCAGCACCCTGATCGCCACCGCCATACCCTAATGCTCCTAATGTTTTTTCTACCGCTAAAGCTGTAGTCATTTTGATAATCATTTCTTCAATCATTTTAATTATTCCATCAATGGAAACTTCTCCATTAGTTAATAAATCTGAAAAGAATTTATCAAATACAGCAGTTAAATCTTTTGCTACATAGTCATCTAATTTTTTTAAGGCATCTTCATAATCTACAGTTTTTTTTGCTGCTTTTTCCTGAGCAACAGCTTGATCTAAAAAGAATTTATACATTGGGTTATTTGCAGCAAGCGCACCAAGGCTTTTAACTTCCTGTTCATATGCTTTCAGCGTAGCTTTGGATTTTTCCAAATCGTTATCCGCATCTCCATAAGTGCTATCATATAAAGCAGATATGCTATGAAGTTGATCCATTAGCTTTGCCTGAATATTGATAAAGTCCTGCGCATCTTTTGAAGGTTTTACCAAAAAACTATCTTCTTTATTTGGTTTAACTTTATCGTATGTATCAGAAATATCTAATGGTTTTGCTTTTTCGCTAGATATATTATTTTGATACTTTACGGTGAACTCCGTTAATTTATTCTTTTCTATTTCCCAACTCAAATCCTTCATGTGCCTAGAAATAGACTGCATTCTTTCATCAGCAGGAGCAAGCCCCAATCTTTCAAGCGTATTCCAAGCGTTTGTGTAAGCTGCTAATCTCGCAGGATCCATGTTCTTGCTAGTCTCTGCTTGAGTGTGATTAGCATCTATCAAAGTATCGTTTAACTTTTTGAAGGCTTCGGCGATTTTATCAATATTCTTTGCGGCTTTATCGTCTTTATAACCAACATCTGCCATTCCCTTATTAGCGTCAACACTTAGCTGGTTAAATGTGCCCATTAAGTTTATAACCTCATCATTTATGGTTCTGTAACCTTTTGCCGCTTCTGCTGTAGATTTCTTTAACCTTTCATAGTGCTCATATTCCCCCTGTAAGCCTTGCCCTATTCCTTGAGATGCATACCTGTTTAAATTCGCCTCTGCAACTGCCTGAGCCTCTTTCGCTTTTGTATATACCTTCACAGCTTCAGATTGCTTAATCATCATTTCAGCTATCCTATCAGCGTATTTTGAGGCAAGAGCTTGATTAATTAATGCTTGTGTATATTTTTCAATCTCAGTAGTTCCTTTGGCAGTTTCAATAGAGGCAAGTGTTAACTTTTCACCATGCTCCCCCATTAATTCGTTTGCTGTTTTTAACGCATTATTTCTTTCGGCTAATGTTCTGGAATGATCCTTAGCAATACTTATCGCTTCTGATAATTTTACATTTTGGGTCATTGCCCCCTCCTTGGCTTTCTCTAGTCCCTTAGTAAACTCCTCTAAAGACTTAGTGTGTTCATCAACAGCCTCTTTGCCGCCGTGATGTCCACGGAAGTATAAAGCTAATGCAGTGCCCGCCGAGAATAAAAGCGTTTGCCATGTCAATAAGCTCCCCCCTATTTGAGTCATTGCAGTTTTCCAACTACCTGTTTCTTCAGCTACCTGAGCTAATTTAGAACCAAGATTAGGCAAAGCATAAGTCAATTCAGATATACCCCTTGTAGTTGAATAAGTAAGAGCATGAGCATCTTTAATTACTCTATTAAACGCTAGTTGTACATTCTTTTGGCTTTCTAGTGATGCTGTTGTCCTTTCAACAACTACTCCTAATTCCTGTTGTACGCTTTCTGCCTTTTGTATTTCATCAGCAGTGGCAGCAATACCCGCTTCATATTCATGCCACATAGCCGTTCCTTCACCTACTCTGTTTTGTGCAGAAACTAGTTTATCAAGTTGTTTATATAAATCATCGATAGAACCCGATGCACTTTGCACCAGCCTTTTAGATTCTTCCAACGCATCATTCAACTCGGAATTATCTCCGCTAATCTGTAAAACTAAACCTTCATCAGCCATCACTTAATTTTTTATGTCGTTCAATAATCGCCATTATCTCATCATCACTCATTGGGGTGCTTTCTTCCTCCGTTAATGGTAGAAATTCATCAATACTAATATCATCGCCTCCCCCTGCTCTATATACCCAATAAGAAATAAACCTAGTTCTTTCCCATTCCTTTCTATTCCTAACAGAAAAGCCTTTGACAAGATTACCAAACTGTTTTTCTGACATGGAATAGAAGTCGAAAACATTTAAGCCAATCTCACCAAAGGCGAATTCCTCAATCTTATCGAAAGTTATTTCTTCACCTTCACTTCTTTTTTTTTATCAGCTTCAGTAGGTAGAACCCTGTTAGCCATAAAGGCATCATGTATGGCTTTAATTTCTTCCAGTTTACCCTGTGTTATTAATTCCTCGGTGTAGTCCATAATATCCTCAAATGGAACGGTTGTAATCTCGTCAACTCCAAAAGATGAAACATAAACATAACCAGATAACCCGGCATAAATAAGGATGGCTGTAAATATTACATTGCCAACCTCTTTGCCTTTTAATGCTGTGTTCTTTTCATGCACGATTTTTATGGCGTGCATGTTAAACTTCAATTTACCAAACTTTGTTTCCATTAGATAATAGTTACACTATTTGCATATAAGAAGTCTGCTTTAAAACCAACTGCTTTGTCGGTCTCAAAAGACTGTTCTACACTCTTAACAGAAACTACACCTGCATAAGAAAAAGCAGAAGGAGCTGATTCATTATCCACTACGCGGATACTAAAGGAAGTATTGCTAACTTGTAAGTTAACCAACTCCTTAAAAGAGCCATGTCCACTGGATGCAGCCGCCTTTTCTGATAACCCTTCACATGATAATGTAGGTGTCATCATACCCTGGATAGCTTCTGTAAACAAACCGCTTTCATCGGTTGTCATGTCGATTGTCTTTGCATCGTTCTTAAAGGTCTTTTTAGTTAAAGACATAAGATGCTTCCAAGTGCTTCCACCATCGATAGAATACTGTACAAACCCTTGCTGACCTGTAAATTTTGCCATTGTATTTAATTTTTAAATTTGCTCTATTTGATGTTTAAATCTGTATAATTTAGTTACATAAACCTTATCCTTTGCATCGAATACCAGTGTATTAGTCGATTCCAAAACAGTTGATAATAAATTCAAACCATTTGCCGATAAACTAAAAGGCTGCGTTTGCTTATCTGGTACCAACCCCAATAATGGAATGCCTATACTTTCTGCTTTACTTTTACCAACTGCCACCGATCCAAATCCAACACACTTAATCAATATCGTTGCTGTCCTATTGAAATGCTCATCATCGTCAAACGATGCCTCTGTTTGTGTTGATAAAACAAAGTATGGATTCGTTTCCTCTTTTACATTGGTCTCATCCCATACATCACCTACATTCAACGCTTTTATAGCATTGTACCATCCTTCCCTAATATATTTACCGACCTCAACCACGTTTAAGAACTGCTTTTATATTTTCAATTAATACTGTTTGCTCTCTCACGAAATTTGGATATAAAAAAGGGGCTGCAGGCATTCTACCTTTACCATTCACATAAAATGTCATTGCGTAAGCTTGTAATTCATCTGGTAGACTACTTACATAAGCTGCTGCATATTCTCCAGTGCCAAACTCAACATAAGGAGCGTAAAATAGATAAGCGCCTATTTCCTTTTTTAAGAACCCATTATCTTTTGCCTCAATGCTATTCTGTAATTGACCACCATTTGCAGGACAATCTTCCTTAGCATTACCAGCTATATTTTGACAGCTTGCCATCATCTCAGCATCAATCTCGGTTAACATGGCATTTTTGCGACCTTCCAATTTGGTAAGCCATGCTTCCACGCCTGTTAATTTTACTGAGTATGACATTAGCTTTCTATTGTTTTCACCGCTTGAATAGTCCAGTATCTACTTTTATCACTTATAAATAATTCAGTAAACCCGACTATGTTGTAAATTATTCCTTCATATACTACCCTGGTCTTTACCTGTGGGTTATATTCAGGATAACGAACTGTTATTGTATAACCACTTTTTAAAACTCCCTTACCTTGCTCCAGCGCATCTATTAATCTAGCATTCGTTTTTATGTTCGCCCAAATATTGCCAATTGATGACCACGTTTCATCTACACCACCGCTACCATCGTCGGTAAATGTGCATGCTTCTATTGTTACCAGTTTATTTAATGCTCCTATCCGAACCATGATACATTCTCTTTAAGTCCTTGCAATGTATTCTTAATAATATCCGGAACTACTCTTACAGCTTCTCTGCTATTACCTATTTGATAAAGCTGCTGGTCTCCTCTGTTTTCATTAAAGAAAACTACCAATTGCTTCATAGCTGTTTTAATCTGATCTAATCCTGTTAAGTCCGGATTAGTAACATAAGTAATTCTATAATAAGCTGGTTGGTATGCGTAAAACTGTTTGTTCTCTTGTATTTCCCATTCAGTAGTTAGTGCTGAAATATCAACCCATGTATCTAAAGGATAAAACCTTCTTTCTACTTTGCTTATAGTACCAATAAAACCATAAGGCATTAACTGTGAAAATGTACCATCATTAAATAAGGTACAAACTAAATTCTTTGGAGTGATTGACTTGTTTAAATATTCTTCAATCCAATACCTTGCTGCAGGAATAAGAGAGGCAAATATGGTATCCAAATCACTACCCGAAATATAGTTATAAGCCTTCACATCTGCAACTGTTACAATCTCATTGCCGCTGGATGTTTCCGACTTATTACAGGTTAATATTGCGTTTTGTTTTGCCATGCTTAAAGTAAAAAGGCGGCGGCATATTCGCTACCGCCTTTTTTAGTTAATATTTACTAAGTATTAAACTAAGTTCACATACTTAAATGCTGTGGTTAAATCCACCGCTAAACCTTCACGTGCTTCACACAATACAGTAATCTTGTTTTGTGTTACGTTGTTTCCATCTTGCTCGAAGAAGCGGATAGAAATATCTTCAGCCTGCACAATATGAGCATAAGAGAAATCACCTATTAAGGCTTGTCCCTTAGTAACCCAGTTACCTTTCACTGGCATGATACCATTGAAGGTTACCTCACCTTTATCGCTAAAAGTTAAGTTACCTGGTTTCAAATATTCTCCTGAACCGGTTGCTTTAGATGTAAACAGAGAAGCGAAATCAGAAGGTTTTGCAATCACATGATTAGGCACGAAGTTTGCCTCTTCAATTTCAGCGATACAGTTAGTGATCTGATCGAATCTGTTTGCCCCTGTAGAGGTAGCAGCAGAAATCAATCCAGTTAATGCGCTATAGAACGCTTGTGATTCCTGAATGAAAAAATCCCTTAACAGCATCTTTGGTAATGCTTGTTGCAAGTATGCATTATCTTGTAACAATTGTCTTGTAGGACGTGCATAACCTTGGATATAGTTAGCCTGGATAATTTCACGTTGGAAATTGTAATCTACCTGATTCTTTGCAGAACCTTCGGTTTGAGTAGCAAATCCACCATTGCCACCATTTTCAACATGCTGCCAGTAAAGACCAGTAGATGATGGTACCACATCCACGATGTCACGGAATAACACAGGATAACCTGGTTTTAAAACCGCATCAGGACGGATAGTAGGAATTGCGATAGATGAACCACCACCGAAAGTGGTGTTTGTCATATCACCTGCAGCAGTTTTGTAGTTCATATTGCGAACTCCTTTCAGCTCCATGTCAAACTTTTTGCCAGCTTTCAGGTTCGCCATGTTATTGTCGATACCATCCAACCAAGCTTCCATGAAGCTCTTAGTTTGTTCGCTTGCAATACCACGAAGTTTGCCAGCTTGTTTTTTATATTCAGTGAAATCGTTTTGTAAAGTGTTAAACTCTCCAATAACGGCTTTCATTACTTCAGTAAAGGCTTTACCTTCACTTACTGTTGCGCCCTTTTCATCAAAGAAAACCTTTGTTTTCTCCTGAATAGCAATTTGGATATCTTCTTTTGACACTCCAGCAGGAATATCTTTAAACGCAGAATTTAACTGCTCTGCGAATGCTTTTGATTCGCCTGTAAGATTGTCTGTATTAATTTTAAACATCTTATTTTAGTTTTTAATATTAGTTAATAGCTGTTTCCAATCAATCGTTTTAGAGCTATCCGGCAATGGTGTATTTTCTACGGCCAATGTGGTATTTTGCTTTATATCAATGATTAATTGCTGCATTTGCTTTACCTGAATAAGAAGCATTTCGATAGTGTCATCGGTTGCATCTGTTTTACGGCAGAACTTCTCTATTCTGTCAATATGAGAGCTTAATATATCCAACTCCTTGCCATCAGTTGATTTTACTAATGGCGTGTACTGATTGGCACCCCAACCTGTAAGACTCGATCCCTCCCAAAGTTTAGCTTCGGTAATTTCCCACACTGGAGAATTATCATTATTTTTCCAGTCGCCTATTTGGTTTTGCTTAGTTGTTTGAAATCCGATAGAGTGCTCGGTAATCAAACCATCGTCCACCATTTTTAAGAAATCTACCCCCAGTGAATGGCTTCCTACTTTGCTTTCATAAGCTAAACCATAAGCATCTTCCTTAAGATCGGTTAATTTACCAAGTGGTTTACTAACATCGTGGTTAAGTAAATGCTTAATACGTGGCTTTGTGCTATTTGGACCATTCTCATTAATGGACTTCTGAAATGCACCTGGTCGGATTACATCTCTATCACTATCGGGAATATTGAACGCAGAAAAGTAACCCTTAACAATACCAGTTTCCTTATCCATGTCTTTGATAAGAAACTGTAATGACTTGTAGTTATATGCTTGCTTCATAATTCGATAAATAAAAAAGGGTCAATGCACCATTTCTGATGTATTGACCCTCTATTTGGAGTTCTTTAATTTAATTCCCTTATCGCTTGGGGTTCTACTTGGTAGTTAACTGTAAGCGTTCCTGATAACCACGACCCTCTTTTTTAGTTTGTTCAGCGTGGAAGTTGTTAATCACTCCACACTTGCACTTGATGGATATTTTCCCCTCTCCTAATCTTCCAAAGAACAATGTATTGCCACAGCTTGTACATTTTATCTTTGGTAAATCGTCCTTTTTTATATCCATTCTGAGAACAAATATACTATTAATTCATAATTACTAACTTTTTTAGCAAATTTATTTTTTAGTAAAGAAAAAGGCTGCGATAAAAACAGCCTTTCCTCAAAAACAATAAATATGTCAATTACAGGATACAAATATAATAATTTACTAATAATATTAGCATTTAACCAGTGACGGCAATATTAATTTCTTCAAACTGTCGTACCGTATTTGGTTAACAACCTCCATTGAATGATACTTTTCTGCCCAATCCCTTAACGCTATCCCATCCTTTATAATTTCCATAGGATTGTTCAAGTAGAATACAATATGCTTTATCCAGTCGCTTTCTTTTTCTACCCATTTAACAGGTGGTTCATTATCTATAAATGTTGATACACGAGAACATATTGCAGGCATATATTTAGTTGCGCACTCTAATATCTTCAAATTGCTTTTCATGCTATTAAACTGGTTGTTTTCCAAAGGAACAATTCCCACATCCCCATGATTATATAAGTTCATATACTCATTAACTCTTAGTTGCCCTAATCGTTTATAAGTGTCTCTTTCGGGTCTTCTGCCGCTCCATATCATTTCTATCTTATCCCAATAGTGATTATCTTCCATTGTGCTATCATCATACCCACCTAAAACCATTTGCCCTAGTTCCTGGAATAACTCGTTTTTTCGTAATTCTTTACACGTATATTCAAGCAATTTAATATCATGGTAATGTGTTTTACCGCCAGCATAAAAGAATCTTATCCTGTTGCTTTCTTCCTGACCTTTATTGAATTGTCCTCTATCAAATGGGATTGCATTAGGTATAATCTTAACGTTTTCATTATGCTGCAGGAATTGATTTTGCAGCCTTTTATTTGTTGTCCACACTTCGTCCGCAACAGCTGCGTAACCTATTTGCTTTTCTGCCATTCCCCATTTTGAATAATGAGCATGTAGAATGTGTTTAGATGGTAGCTTGTAATAATCATCATAATCAACTATAAGTTTGATGTTATGCTTATCACAGATTGCACGGCATTCATCAGGATGGTTATCTATTACCCTACACATAATCATAACATCAGCCCAATCTAAATCCTCATTAAATATTCTACCAATAGCTTGTTTAACCTTAACCCCTTCCATATAGTAGAAAGGATTAATTAACCTGTGATAAAATACAGCGTTGTTTTCGGATGGGTAAAATAGCAGTATGTTCATTACACAATGTCTTTATATTCTGGTTGCATATTAGTAAATGGATCTTCTGTAAATAAACTAACTGGAGGCATTGAATACCCTGTAATACTTAACCATATACAGCCAGTTTCTTTAATAGTTTCCAAGTCTTCTTTTGAAAACTTCCAACATGATATTATTGCAGGAATCTTGGTGTTGGCTTCGTCGATTACTACCTCCCCTTTAAACACAGGTAAATCCATGCACTGTTCATCAGTCATGTTTTCGGGTTTCTTAAACACCATGTTTCTATATGGGAAGTCAGCAGGCAGCATTAAGGCTTCTTTGGTTTAGTTTCCTTCTTAGCCTCTTCCTTTGGTAGCAATGCCAATATCTTATCTGCTACTTCGTTAAATTCATTGTTTGTTAACGTTGCGTGATCGTGTCCTTTTATTGAACACTGGAATAACACTGCTATAATCTTTTCTTTCATATATTTATTTTAGTAAATTATAAACCTCATCTACTGTAATATCGTGAATATTTTTATCCATATATATAGCTTCTGGATTCTTCCCCCACATTCCTTGGTTAACAAATAGATAGTTTTTAACACTTAAAGCATATGCCAAATGACTAATGCCTGTTACTACTGATATTAAACCTTTAGATTGCTTCATTATGCTGCATACCGTTTCAAACTTATTATCGAAACATACCGAGCAATTTGGTTGTTTTATAAATTCAGGATCATCATATTTTGAATTACCGAATATTATAAACCTTTCATTTGGCATTGATGCTATGAGTTTATTCCACATTTCTTTTGGCCATTTCTGATTATCAGGTAATGATCTTGAAAAAGGAGCTATAATATAATATCCTTTATCGTTAGAATATTTTAAACTAAACTCTAACTCTGGTCGTGGGATATTTTTAGGTATTTCTAATCCCATAATATGATAATGCGCTTGTATCATGTGTAGATTATGCTTATCTGCAAAACGAAATGCAGATATTAAATCAAACGCCTTATCATAATGCGAATTATTGCTTTTTTTGATATTATATCGTTTTGGGATCAAATCAAATAGCTGCTCAATTTCTGGATGTATTATAACCTCCAAAGATGTATTTTTAGATAATTCTATCATTACAGGAATAGTCCCTATAAAGTCCCCAATTAAACCAATGTCATTTTTTAATATCATGGCCTGTCTTTAGCGTTTAAACGGTCTACCATAGTCCATGCAAGGTCTATACACTTATCACACCAACCTTCTTTATCATCAGGTGTAAACGGTACCACCAACATCGCTTCCTGAGTAAAAGACTGATGGATAGTAATTCCGTCTAATGTCTGTTTGTCGTAGTTAGGTAGTCCTGTGACCTTTTCATTTCCTGTAATTTGTGCCATAGTTATAATTTAAAACAAAAGCCTCAGTCCGTGGATGAACTGAGGCAGTTAATAATTGCTACTTTCGCAGCCCTTACCGTGAATCACATCCACTTAATTAACGGTAATAATAGATTGCGAATGTAAGTAAATATTTTAAATTGCTAATAATATTAGTATTTTAATTATCGGGACCACTATTGCGAAAAAGAAACCTTCGCCCCGCAAAAAGGAAATCGAAAAGAAATTATAATTTGACGTTATATTAAATAGCACAATATGACTTACGAAAACCGAAAGCTACAGAACTAATTTCATGAAGTCTATGGAGAAAGAATATAATATAAATATTAATAATAAAGTAATTGCAGGATTATTGTTGCAAATACTAAGCCAGCAATTAGCAATTAATAAAATACTTATATCTAAACTATCGAATAGTGAAAATGAAGAAGATGAGATTACTTGCCTTTTGAACTCTTACTCAAATGAAGAATTAAATCGCTTGCTCGAATCGTTGTTTGAGCGACACGGCAACATTGGCACTCTTTTAAAGAAGCCTTAGTTATTTTAAATAATATTATATTGTAACCAAATATATTAAAAGTCATACTAAATATTATTAGCGTTTTAGCATTATTAGCAGCAATATTATTTACCGCAATCAGTTAACGTAGCCATATAGTACTAAGTAACATAACGCAATTACATTATAATTCTTTTCGATAAAAGCTAAGTTGCGGGGCTAAGATAAGGTTTTTATTCAATCAGTAAATAATTTTGAATTGAATAAATAAAAACCTGTTCTTTTTCGCAATAGTATTAATTATCGGAACTAAACATATTCGCTACTTCATTACCAAATATGGTACCGGCTATTAATTGAAGCAATACACTTGTTTTTGGTTCACCCGCTATAAATGGGTTCTGTGGTTTTGGTTGTCCCTCTCCTCCACCAGCTGCCGTTTCTTGTGTAGCTCCATACATCATAATTCTACCGTCTGAGTCCCTCCGAGCTATAAACCTTTGACAACATCTACAATTACAGAAATTGCCAGCACTAGAGGACTTATCCCCCGGATATTTAATTTCTTCGCCGTTATTATACGGTTGATCCATGTGTACAGTTTGCCCTTCCAAATACAAATGAGAGAATTTATCAGTTATTTTTCTACCTCTCACCCTTTCATCTCCTGAAGTAATCCACTCCTTATCATACATTATGCCTGTAGATATTGCCCCCATCATTGCCCCCATATTCATAGCCCCTACACTTTCTGTTCTTACTATTAACATCGCTCTTTTAAGCGGAATATCATCCTCTTCTATAGCATTTACAATCTCCTCATAACTATCGCCATTCTGAATGCCTTTGCTGATTATTTCCAGTAATCTTTTTTTTGTAGTATCGTTAATCTGTTCAACTGTCTTAAACTTTTCAATGTCGGTTAAATAAGTGTCTATAATCTTTTGCCATGCAGGATTAAACCCCATACCACGGCTTTTGAGATGTGTTTTCTTTAGTTGCCTATAAGTAACATTCGCCTCACTTAATGCAGAGGTATTCCATAACTCAGTTATTATCGACTTAATAGAATTGTGATTAAACAAAATATGTAGTTGAGAATGGATACCATTAGTGCCTTCATTGCTCTTTATCCAGTCAGTTACTTTTTTGATTTCACCTTTAACAGCTTTCGCCATTTTAGGAACAAACGCCTTTTCAATCTTCTGCTGCCTACGTGCGAAGGTTCGCCAAATATCCTGAGACATTAGTATATATTTTTAGCCTCATCAATAACATCGTCTTTTAATCCACTACCTAATCCTTCAAATGCTTCTTTGATAGGTATTTGATTATTGTTTTTCCATGCAGTATTGAACTCAGGTAAATCTATTTGCTCATAACGGGTTCTTGCTCTTTTCTCATTATCGGTTAACCATGTAGCGTTTACCAGCGTATTGGATAGCTTTTCAAAATCTTCCTGCATTTCTGGAAGGTCTGAAATATCATGACAGTAATAATAATTATCCATTTTACCATTGTACATAGGAATTATCCTGTTGTTTATTTCCGATGCGAAAGAATTACACTCATATACAATCTTATTAGTAATCAAATACTTCATATCTGCATTACGATTGTCATACGTTGTATTTGGATTCAGCAGTCCCGGCGGGAAACCGTATACATTACATAATCTGTCAGAGCTTAAATCCATAGCTTTTAAAAGCTCCATATCTACAGCATCTAAACCAATATTGATATAACCTAGTCTTGTTGCTGTACCAACTACCCGACCTTTTGCAGACTGATTATTAATTTTATAATCTATTGTATCCTGCAATCTATTCATTTCAGTAGGTGTTAATGCTTCAACACCACCATCATCAAACAATATTCCCCTTGCTCCTCCGTTCTGGAACATTGCTACCATCGCTTTTATGCCATCATTAGAAGATTGCAATATCATTGCAGCAGCTCTCAAAGGACTTAACCCATACAAATGATACCCTGACGGATGAAAGTCCAAATTTGGATACTTCCAATAAACCACCTCTGATTTATCAAGTGAAATATTTGTTGTAAGAATTACATATTTTGAAACTCCAAACAGCGTTCCGTCACCTTGTATTTGTAGATATTGACCTGGCAAGTTCTCCAACTCCAATGGTTCACCATTATCGACACCACCACGATTCACATATATAGGTGCTCCTCCTGTTATTGCTTTGTATAGATATGCCTTTTCCTTAAAGCTTTCCGCTGAATCATTATCGTTAGGTTTAGCAAGTAATTTAGCTAATTTATTATTTTCATCCACTTCGCCAAATGCATCTTCTTTTAATTGAAGCATCTTTTCAATTGCTCCCGGAACTCTCATATCGCCACTAATAAGCGCCTTATATCTTTTTAAAGCCTTTTGATTCTTTATTTCGTAAAGATAACCAGGAATAGTGGCGAACTTTCTTGCTGTGATTGAGTTGATAGCATATACAGTGTCATTACCAAGATAGCCATCATTGACATAATGCCGAGCATTTGGGTCTGAGGTTATTAGCTTACCACCTACCCATGTTAGTTCACCAGCTTTTAAGCCCGTTAATGGTACCTGAGCGCCGAACCTATTTTGGTTGTTTATCGCTTTGGTCTGTTGTTTGCCCGTTGCTATCATAAAGTGCTGAATGTATGTTTGAAATAATTTCTAACCCAGAATCCGAACCTACAAGAACAAAATTACTAATAATTTTAGCAATCCACAGCAAAAATATAATTGGAGTTAACAGGTAAAAGAATACTCTTTGTACTTTTATCACTAACTCTACTCTTTTTTTTGTTTCAATATCCATAGTTGTAATATTTAATTATACTGCGAAAAATGCACGTTTAGCTGGTGCTGACAAATGAGTATGAATAGCGTATCGAATAGCATCCATAGCATCATCATTGCTCTTTACAGGTTCCTCAATTATATCATTATTACTATTTGTTTTCCATTTATAGGATAACCTTTCATTGTGTATATTCTTGGAATTATAGGTGTAATAGACACTCAAAGACTTAACTTTAAGTATTCCGTTCCATACATCCTTATCGGCTTCTTTTACGTTAAATTTATATCGTCTTAGCTCCTCAATACTTTTTGGCTCGGCGTGATCTGCATAAATTATGGCATTGCCTAAACACAAAGACTTCATTTTAGCAGCTAAATCTGTTATAGTCAATCCTGATTGATATATCTTTTCCTCAATGTAAACAGATCCTTCATAATATTCAACCTTTACTAATACGCATGGGTGATTATAACCAAAGTCTAATCCATAAACAACATCCCCTTTGCCTGGTAGCTCGTTTACTTGCTTCCATGATGTGTATATTAGTTCTTTACTTGCTCCACGCTCCCCCAATCCGTAAACCTTCCACCAGAAGTCATCAGGTAAATCTTTGTAAGATTCAATAGTGTTTATTTGATTCTGCGAAAGGTTACTAAGGTTATTCTTGTAAGTAGAATGTATGCGTTTGTTTTTAGGATTGTCGGCTAATTCATACACCCAACTAAGAAAGTCAGCAGGATTCCAATCCAAAAACTGTGTGCTGGTAGTTCTCATCGCCAACTGATCGTATAAAGGTTTTTTAATCAGATTCGCTTCATTAATAAACAGAATATCCCTACCTGGTCCTCTAGCTTTGCTTTCATCCTCCAATCCGAATAGTTCTATATAGCTGCCATTTTTATAATGATACTCAAAGTTTGTAAAGCTAAACTCCTCATCTTTCCAGATATGCCATTTCTCCATTATATCCTTGAAGTCTCTGAAAGCTCCTCTTTTAATATGTGGTAGTGAATGAGAAACAATAGATATTCTTATTTTAGGTTGCTCTAAAGCAATTTGAATAAGCAGTTTAATAATTGAGTAAGACTTCCCCGAACGGCTACCACCCTCGTTGCATATAACGGGCCAGCCTTCAGAGTAAGCCTTTTCATTCGCCAAGAATACAGGTGTCGGCTCATCAATTATCCGTAATTGCTTCATTGGTTGGGTTAATTTCTGAACGAACAATTAATACTTGCTGAATATCGTTACCATCTTTGTCAGTATTAGCTACCTTGGTTGGAGCGTTATACCCCAATATCTTACTAATAGAATCGAGAGCAGCAACCTTATTGGTTAATTTAACCTTTTTGGTAGTGCCAAGTATTTCACCTGTCTCTTTCATTTTGTCGTCGTAGGTTTCTATTCCTGCAATGGCTGCTGCAGAATCTTCGTCTATGTCATGAATAGACTTTAAACCACCATCTACAGTGTAGATTTTACGAATATCGTGAAAAGCTATTTTTTTATATTCGTTTAGCACTTCTTTTAAACCCAATCCAAGCTCTTTTACGACCTCTTCTGTGGTTTGCTTAATACTTTTACGTTTTGCCTCTTCTTCAATCTCCCTGCGCTCCTTATCAATGATTTTAGCGGCTTTTACCCACTTCTCCATTGCAGAAATGCTTAAACCGTACTTTTTCGCAAATTTCCGCACAATATCATACGGAGCAGCGCCCCCATAGAGCTCATCTGCAGCCAATTTTATACCTTCAGCTTTACTTATTTTACGTTTTACAGCCATTTTGTACGTTTTCCGTAACTACAAAGTAACATCTATTTTCTAAATTACTAATATTTTTAGCATTAAACCCCAAAATTTTTTACAGATTCCTTAATTTTCTGCAAATCGCTTTCAATTTCCTTGTAATTTAAGGCTGTATATTGCAAAACCTTCCATCCTTGCACCTGAGCAGCGTTTAACTTCTCCATGTCTCCAGTGTATCCTGTTACAGTTGTATGCCTGCTCTTTGCGCTCATTAGTCCGTTATACTCTATTGCTGTATTTATCTCTGGTATTGCGTAGTCAAACCTCCACTTTCTTACAGGATCGAATTTATGTTCTTCTATCAGTTCGGTAAAGTTGTACTTGCAGAAATTGGTTAATACGGCTTTTATGTGGGCTTTCTGCCTGGAAGCTTTTATTGATTGCTTTGCCTTTTGCTTGATGGCTAATTGCGGGTTCAGGTGTATTACCTTTGAAATGTCTATTGCTCCTATCTTCGTTGCCTTAGCCATTAGTTAGTCTTTAGAATTATATACTTGTTTGTTTCTGTTAGTTGGCAGCCTTTGGATTGCAATAACTCTTCTATCTTGAAAATTTCTGCAAATACTGTACCTTCATATTCAATAATAAAATTCCACTTAAATACTTTACCTAATATAGTGTAGTTGCCTTTTGGTAAATCTACTGAACCAAATTTTCCGCCAATATAATATTCCAATTGACTACATAGTTTAGATTGAGAACTATACCATATCGTTAAATCATAAGCATCTTTCGGCACTTCTACTGCAATAAGTTCTTTTGTTAGTTTTGTTATGGTCATAAATTTACTTTTAGTTCTTCTTTAAAAATTGCATAGTTGATATTTTGTAACTCATGTAAGTATTTAATATTTACACTACATCTATCAATGCAATTAATCAATAATTCCCATCCATCATTTGTTTGATAGATAATATTGTTTTTATCACAATACCCAGCTTCCTTGAAATATTCAAACCCACACTTCAAAAGGAGTTCTTCTGATATTTCTATTGGTGAAAGAATAGGATTAGATAAGGTATAATTATTAAACGGTTTTACTATTACACCTATTTTAAATTCATTTTTCCCTTGCTCGGTTATACTTACTACTCTTGCAATCCCATTTGATTTTTCATTTAGATAGTTTCCTATTCTTAGTTCTTGTATCATATCCTTATTGTTTTTGTGGTGGGGTAGGTAATGGCTTATATTTTTTAATAAACGATTTTGCTTCTTTCTCATAACCCCAATCATGATTATTGATTAGCTTTTTATCATTTAAAAACAATTGAAAGTTTGTTAATATTTCAATTAAATCTATTTTACATTCAAACTCCTTAGCGTAGTCTTTAGCATACTGTAAGGCTTTTTCATTGAGTATTTCCTGCATTCTTGAATAAGATATTTCCTCTCTATCGTACTGGTCGGTTATATCTCTTAGCTCTGCTGTTATTATGAATTTTCTCATAGTTATACTTTTTCTGTTGTGATTATTGCCTTTATTAAATATCTACTACCTTCAATATCTGCTTCTTCTGAAATGGTCAATTCATCAGCATTACATTTTCTTGATTCAATACCCATAATCAATAAAGCCCATTGAGCCATTTTTCTAGGTTCTTCTTTCATCATTTGAATAAACCTATTCTTAATAGAATTTTCTGCGTATTGCTCTGCTATGTCGGTAATCTTGTACCCATATTCAGTAAGTTGCCCATGTAATGACTTATTATCTTCTATTACATTCAGAATCTCGTTTACTAATTCTTCTCTGTTCATAGTTTGTTTTATTATTTTAATAATAATTTTCTAAAATTTTTCAATTTCTTTACTTTTTCTGCACATTCTATAATAGCCATAATGCGATTCTCTTTGCTGAAATAATACTTTTTACTATTTTTTATCTCTCTCATATACTATATATTAGTTTGTTTGGTTAAATAGCTAATTCTAAATTTATATAATCAACTAACTTTTTGCAAGTAATCCTACCTTTTGAAATTATTAACTTATCTTCCATAACTTCTATTTATTTAATTAGTTTGTTTAGGGTAATCAAAATTATACTTCATTTGCATATTAACCCCATCGAAACCAATAGGATGTTCGTCTAATATGTTCTCCATCCCTTGAATTAATTTCATTGGGGTAGCACCATAACAAGTAAATTCTTCATTACTCATCTTTTTACAGACTTCAACGCACCAAGAAGGGTCTGCATCTTTTGGGAAAGAAACTAATGGTGGGTCAAATCCAAATCCATCTTTATATTCTTTATCATTCCCTGTTGCTTTTCTCCATTTACTTAAATACACGATTTCTGATGTTGTCATAACTTCTATTTATTTAATTTTAAAATATTTATTAAGCACATCAATAACGTTAGGATTACTAAGTGCTTCTTTGGCTGCGGATGCTGAAAATGCTATCTGACCTTCTGAATGTAATACTGGTAAATAATTTAATTTAAAATCATTATACCTAAAGCTCCATCTTCTTTCTTCTTCGGGATACTTAGCATTATAGTAGTTAGCTATGTTGATTAGCTGCATTGTAGCAAGGATATACTCTGCATCTTCTATGGTGGGTACATTTACACAATCACTATTAAAGTCTGTATAACCAATATCATCCAAAATTTCTTCACTATTACTTACCCAATATTCAGGCTTAACACTATCATATATTTCCTCAATAGTATGATGCAATGGCTCTGTTACTATTTCTGCCCATTTACCATCAACATAAACTTCTCCCCCATCATTTCTATAAGTAGTAGCAGCTATACAATCTTGGTAGTAATAAAATGGTTCGCAATCAGATATACATACGTTCCCGTTTACAACT